ACAATTCCCATACAGATAGATATACTAGTGCCCTCTTCCTCAGCCTCTCTCCTAGCTTCAAAAGAGTTGCACTAAAATACTAATAATAGATATATATACTATACTAGGATGTGTATGTCTGTACTACAAATCTATTCTGTATGGCTGTTCTACATGACTACAATATAACTGGACCCAGCCTTTCTGTCTGTCTGTCATACGCTCATACAGTATCTATAATTGTATGCTTGTACTACAGCCATACAACCGCTAAGAGTGTAACCGTTAATCTATTCTATTATTATTCTAAGAAAATGTCCCGAATCAATGCTTCAAATGGTAATAGAAAATTATATTCTATATATCTATAAACTAAACTATCTTATAGTTACTCTTTAGAGTATTTCTAAGTTTTCTTTGATTAATTCTACTACATTCTTTTTTGACTATAGGACCGCATCTAGTACAGTATTTATCTTGGGTATTAGAAATAAATCTACCACACCTTTTACAATTCTTAAGTGTCCAAGTTTCTAGTTTACCATTAGAGAATATTCTAGTTATATTTTGCATATTAATCCTTACTACCTTTTTCAAGTACCCTTACTTAGAGGCTTCCTATAAGAAAGAAAGGTTGGCTATTGTACTGGCAGCTTAAGGAACTTAGCCTTAATAGCATTCCATACCTTTACAATAGGTGTTCTACGTACTATCAGTTTTACCAGTTGATCTGTACCGGTAACTATTATAGTATTAAAGAAGTTTATTGTTACTATGTCTAAGTTGTATTCAGTCTTAACTACACCAAATGCTCCTAGACCAGCACCAATAATAATAGTCTTTATAGCTTTAACCGGACTGAACTTAGTCCAGAAGGCCTTTGTAAAGACTATTGACCAGCTCTTAGGTAGATTCTCGTCCTTTAGGTAGCCAAAGATTGCAGCTTGGAAACCGTAGAATGCTCCCAATGCAATATTCTTAAGTATTTCTATATTCATATTCTATTCCTTACTATTATATAGTTACCGTCCTATTTAAACTTTATTTAACTAGGATAGTCTTTCGATATAGGGATTAAGTCTATATTGAATATGTCTCCACCAGACTTTAAGCTAGCATAGGTACGTGTTTGGTAATCTGGATTAATACACCGCATGGTTATACTGTACGGATCTACAGTATTTATTGGTATGCTGTTCTTTAAGTCGTCTATTAATGTCAGTTGAGTAAGAGCTCCAGTAATCAAGAATAGGTGTTTAACTTCTGTTATTCTAAATAACCTATCTATCATGTAAGAAGAACTGATTAATAGATTACCACTACCATCACCACTAACATAAGGTCTATCAACATACATAGCAGTATCGTTAATTACTTTAGTTACGGTATAGTTATTAGAATCTGCACAATGCTGAACCATTCCTTCTTTAATAGTAGTAAACTTTGTATTTTCTCCAGTCATTAAGTTAGAATTATGTGTATAAACAATTGTACCACTTTGATCTACATCTGGTAAATCAAAATTCTCTCCATCCGGAATATAAGAACTACGTATCCATACTAATTGACCGGGTAGAATACCGGGTGTTAAAGGTATAGTAATCTGTCCACTAGTTCTAACTAGTCTATTTCTTAGCAGTTCATATAATGCAGTTTGAGCTAGAGGACTAGTATCATCATCTGTATCTAAGTTATCTTGACTAGCTAAAGAGTCTCTAACAGTTAAGAATCTACAATTATATTGATCTATAGATGTACTGTCATAAGCTCCCCTAATAACTGATCCTAATATTCCAAATCCATCTACATAGAATTCTGTAGAAGTAAACAGTACAGTTTCACCTTTATGTATTCTAAACCCTATATAGTCTATCTGGTGCCAGTCTGGAGAACCTACCTCACCCCAAGTATCACTATCAGCCCAGTCTCCTAGTTTCTTAGTTATTAATGTAGACCATTCTTCATCACCGACTTCAGCAGTAATATCTATAAAGAAGTAATCATCAGTAAGATCACTATCATTATAGGTTCCAGTACCTACTATTAACTGTACTGTACCTACTGAACTACGTCTACCAAAGAAGTCTACATGTGGAATATTCTTATTAGAACCTATAGCGTATATATCTACGTTAGGATGCTCCTTTATTATAGTAGTCCATAATGGTGCTTGTACTGGTAGGCCTTCTGAATGTAAACTACTATTACCAACTTTATGATAAACAAAATCGTCATATAGTACACCAGAAAATATAGTCCATAGTTCCTTATGACCTTCTGTCCACTCTTCATTCATAGGAAGTACAAAGTTACCAGCTACTAAAACATAATTAGCTAAAGGTAGTTCTGTTTTAAACCCTTGTATAATCATATCCTCTCTAACTAATAGAGGTTCACCTTCTAAAGCATAGGTAGGCCACTTATCTTCTATATTGCAACTATCATTAATACCAGATACATCATGATTACCTATAGGAGCAAGAAGTAGGTTACCGTCTATATCTACTATCCAATGTAGTCCAGTCCAACCATCAGGATCAGCTACATAATGTAAACTTGATCCTATCCTTATAATATCTTGTAGTGCCATAAAAGCATCTTCATACGGAAAGTTAAGATACGGAAATATACTTGGATCATTATAGATATAATCACTACCAAGAGTATAACCAGAATTAGCAGCCGTACCTAGTATCTTTTCTACATAAGCTGGTATTATTCCATAGGTACTATCAGTTAGTATTTCTCTAATAGTCTTAATATTAAATGCGTAACCTATACCTTGTACATACAGAACAGCAGCGTCTACTAGTACAGTTTCATTTGTACTATCATTATCATATCCATATAAAACAAGCTTAAGCTTATATGAACTTAAGTAGCGTACATCTATAGCATCTGCTAAATCCCAAATATACCAATCTAGACTAGTAATTTCTTTAGGCGGTAAATATATAGGTGAATGGACACCATCACTTAGAGTAGCAGTAAGATAGCACTGTTTACCGTTACTTACTCCAGCACGTATTTCTAACCACAGAGTATCAAAGTGCATATTCTGTCTCTGTTCTATTTCAGCAAATTCAAACCAACCGGCCATCTTACCAGTATTAGTATCATTTAGCACTAATTGTAGATTATCTTCTACCCCTTCATCTAAATAAGGAGTATTACCCATCTTATCCCATTCATCAAAGGTTCCATCAAAATCTCTTACATATAGAGTATCGTTATAGTCTATATGGTTATCTATACCATTACGACTTTGTTCTCCGTATTCATTAGCTACTCTCATCTGTTTAAGGCCATGTCCTTTACCAATAGCAGTTATCTGTACTACTTCACCATCTATAGCCATGTTAGGACTAAGTTCTATAATCTTACCTCTAAATACTGGCGGCAAAGCGTCCCAACCTGAACTATTTAGTGGACCTAGACCATCCTCTTCATAAGCATATCTAACCTCTATATCATCGTATAGATTATAGACGGCTAGGTAGTTTTTACCTTCTTGATTGTTAGCACTAATGACACATTCAGCTAAACCATTCTCTGCTAGAATAACAGTCGTGGTTATACAGTCTGAAGTAATCTCCGGATCTTTATTTATTTTAGTTAGTTCTTTACTCATATTTCAATCTCCTATACCGGTGTTAAGTTTACTCTTTGTTGTGGATGTTCTTTATTTCTATATTTGAAATGGCGTCTAAACCAATTCCACAACCTACGTACTCTACCTTCCTTAAGGCCTATATATTCTATTATTTCTCTTACCCATTCTATAGCAGGCCTAATCCATTCAGCTATAGCAGTATCTGCAGCACCAATAAATTCAGTTATTATTCTAGTCAAATGATGACCTAGAAGATGTATTATACTATCTAAACTTCCTATCTTCTCAGTAATTAGTTTATGTAAAGTAGCCTTTCTAATTTTACTGTCTAGCCCGGCTATTTTCTCTGTAATACTTATATGTAAACTAGTTAATCTACTCTTAGTGTCTAGAGCTCCTATTTTCTCTGTTATACTATGGAATAGAGTAGCAAGTCTAGACTTAGAATCTAAGCTACCTATCTTATCGGTTATACTCTTATATAAAGTAGCAATTCTTGCTTTAGTATCTAAAGCCCCAATCTTTTCTGTAATAGCCTGCTTCATTGTAGATATTCTACTTCTAGTATCTAGCCCACCAATATATTCAGTTATAGTTTCAAAATGTTCTACCGCTGCCGATTCTGGTTCTTCCTCTTCGCCCCATGTACTATGTGCTGGTTCTGGACTAACATACTTGCCAACCACTATCTGGTCGAATAATCCTTTACTACCAAAACTACCATTATACCTTTCAATCCTAATCTTGGTTACTCCAGTAGTAACATTACCAGAATTAGTTGTTACTCCAAGAGTCTGTTGAACGTCATTAATCCATACAGCATGGGTTGAAGCACTAAGCAAAGCTAACTTCAACTTATACCAAGTGCTAACTACTGCACCAGCAACTTTCTGCCAAGCTGGACCATTTCTTAAGTGGTCTATCTGTTGATTAGGATTCCAACCAGTTGAACTTGGTAAAGCTAAAGCACTAATATGTGTTGTACCTTGCATAATATACATATCGCATGGATATTTAGCATCTGAAGCTGGAGTATTATCTGTAAGCATATATAACTCAACGAATAGTTTATAGCCATCTTCTATAGTTACTGCCCTATCAATTTCTTGGGCATCACCAGTTATTTGACATGCTTTAGTGCCTTCCTTCTTAACGGTAGTTTGAACATCTGCATTAGCATCACCAGACCAACCATTCTGACCATTTAAGTCCCCATCATTAAGAGCGTTAAAGTTTTCAAAGAATATAAAAGTATTAACACCACTACTTGTAGTAGTAGCACCAGCATTTCCATAGTACATATATATTGTTACAGCACTAGATTCTAAACTATCTGCTACTTTAATCCATATTACAGCACTATCATTATCAACTTGAGATTCTATCCAATAACTAAGTTCTGTATTACCATCATTATCAGTAAATCTTATATCACCAAAATCTGTTTTACAATGATTACTACAGTATACATCAGTAGTATTATCATTACCAGCACCAGCATGAACTGTAATCTTAACTGGGTAATTAGTTCCTGCACCAGTAGCGGGATTAATAGCGTGAGTCTTTCTATAACTCCAATCTTCAAAGTCGTCTCCCCATGCTGTCATTAAGAAGCACCGCCTAAAGCTTTATTACCGTACATCATTGAGGCTGCAGCAGTTCCACCGGCCATAGCTAAGTATACCCAACCTACTGGACCCATACCGGCTTCAAAGGCAGCCATAGAATACTGTACCATCTTCATAGTCTGCATAAGCCTCATAGCACCACTAATAACAGCTTCTATTGATTTAACGGTCTGCTTCTGCTCCTTAGGTAAACCAAGCTTATCTAAAAGCATAGCGTAACCAAACATAGCACGCCTAGCTGCTCCGATCATACTAACAGTAGACATAGCATGATATCTAGTAGTAGCCATCTCATCTTCATCTGACATATCTTCTCCAGTAGGATGATACTTGTAATACTGAGTCTTAAGAATATCTGGCATTCCTTGGCCACCACCACCAACTCTACCAGCACGTGGACCAACTTCTCCCATCTGCTGCTTTATAGCTTCTACTTCTACTCTTAAAGCGTTAAGCTCATTAAGAATCTTAGTAATAAAAGGTGATTGTATAGAGCTTATCTTTCTTGGCATTATATCACCTATGGATAAGATACTCTATCTGCAGTAAACCTAACTATCCATACAGCTTCTGTACCTAGTTCTATACCGCCCGTACTAACAGTATTAACCTTAAACCCATCGAGTATTATCTGATATTCTGTACCTTCTTGATTTACTAAAGTAAATAGAATATACTCTACCGAATACTTCCTACCATTACTAGGGTTAATAGCTGTATCACCGTTACTATTTATTTCAGTTTCAAATAGCGCTTCATATAGTGCCCCTAGATCATTAACTACTATTTCCCCTTCTAGATGAGTGGGTTTTAGATGTTGGTGTAACATTAGACCAGCCGGTATTTCTATATGAACCCAAGGGTCCACATCTCCAAAGGTTAGTTTCTTAATACCGTACCATTCATAAGTATTATTTTCGTCTGAACCTATAATACATTTCTTAACCCTCACAAATATAGAAGGTATAGGCGGACTAGCCTTATAGATTAGAGAAACATCATCTACATAAATATAATAACTATTTATTCCAGTACAATTAAAGATTAATCTCTTAACAATTTTATTACTAGTTAATATTGCTAGTAAATCTATATAATGCCAAGTTTGATCATACCAGTTTCCATACCATACGTTAGCATTATAAGTACCATCAGTATAGTAAACCTTACAAAGACTACTCATAGGACTATTTTGAGCATTTCTAATCCACATACCAAAAGAGATTATCTTAGATACTTTAACTGGACTAGATAAAATATATTCTAGTTCGTTATTTCCACCGCCCCTCATACGTAAACCATAAGTACCCGTACGATTACCAGATACACTTATAGTATCTTTACTACTAGATTGAGAAGCTGCAAAGTTCCAATTAGTTAAGGAACCAAATTCAAAATCACCGTTAATTATAGCTTCAGTATTCATTTTAATCTTCCTCTAATATTTGGTTATTATAATAGACAGTCTTAACCACTTGTTCAGCTTGCCATATTATAGGTTCTTTAGTACTCTTTATACCTCTACCTACCGCTATACTGTTTATATCGTCCCATCCGCCCGGAAGGTCTAGGTTAATAATACCTTCTATAGCGTATTTATTCTTAGCTAGTATATTACTAATCTCTTGCTTAAGATTAAACCATGTAGTTCTCATAGTTGCTACAGTAGTAGGTTCATACCTAATAAGCTTAAGATATATTGTAATCTTTACTCTATGCTCTATTCTGTAAGTACCTTGACTTACCCATACACTACGCTCTGGATAGTTTTCTATAAGAATCTGGATATTAGGGTTCTTAGGGTCAAACTCCATTTCTCTCCAAGCGACATTAGCAGAGTCAGGATTAGTTTCTGTCCACTTAGAAAGTAAGCACTGGTAGATAAGATCGGCAACATCCATTAGTATTGCCCCTCTTAACTACCTTGCTTTATTTGACACTTGACAGTTACTTCTAGTGTGTCTCCAGCATCCCAATTACAGTTATCTGCCGGTGAATATACTTGTCTAAGTAATAGTACACCGTTAGAAGTCGCATTGAGAATACCTATTTCTGTTATAGCATCGTTACCGCTTAGGCTGTCTGTACTAGAGAATGTCGCTACCCATTTGGCTGTATCATTTACTTGAGTAGTAGTATTCAATGATCCTACAGCAGCTTTACGTTTTACTTCAGATTCTAGAGTAGCATCATTAACTGTTGCTGCAGTTGTACCTTCACCAATACCAATATAGTCAAAGGCCGTGCCTCCAACGTCAGTCAGTATTAGTTTAGCTACTTCTTGCATTCCTAGTTTAGTTACTGAATTATGTTTCAGTCCTAGTCTGCATAGTAGCTTATTCAAGAATCCGCTGTTTATCATGTGCTTGCTTTTGATATTGCCGTCTTTGTCTTTTACACACACTTCGATACTGTCTACGATTTTAAACTTCTCTTTCATTGTTTTTATTCTCCTATATTTTTATTACTATAATACTCCAATTACCTTTAGAATAGTTACTACAGCTAATACTATTCCTAGCCCAGCACTTAAACACTTAAAGAGCTGTAGACGTCCTATATACCTATTCTTTTCTCCTAGTTGTATAGCTTCTATCTTTTCTAGTCTAGTATTATACTTCTCATGCTCTTCATTTACATGCTTACAGAGGTCCTTAACTTGAGCTATAAAGTCCTTATGATCTTTAGTATTAGCTTCTACTAGAGCTCTAACTCGTTCATCTATTCTAGCTAAGGTTACTATAGTCTTTTCTTTAGCCATATTATTCATCCTCTGTCCAATCTTGTTCTTCATATCCACCATTTTGATCGCTACCTATAAAGGCGAACTTCTTTTGTCTTTTAGTATGATATTCAGACACTGTATCATTCTTAGTAGAGATTATAGTCTTAGTTTCTGTCGTAGTCCTTTCTAGTTCATCTATCTTCTTAGTTACTATATTAACCGGTTTACTAATAAAGTCCCTAGCTTCTTTACCGGTAATAAGGCCTTTCTCAAACAGTGCTAAGAATATATCTGGATTATGAGTAGTGTATACCGTTACATTATCTACAGTAGCTTCATTAACTGCTTCTTGAGCAAGTGTATAGTAGGACTTAATATATAGTTCTAACTTTCTTATAGCTTGGGCAAAATAACCAGAAGCATCTATTTCATTATTCATATCTGGCTGTAAAGCACCTCTAATCTTCATTTCTTCTGGTATCATTCTACGTTTAAAGAGACTAGCACCAAAGTCTGCTGTAATAGCCGCTATCTGGTCATCTGCATCATTTAAAGGTACATCAATATAAGGTTTAAGAAACAGATCAACCATTCTACTAGCTTCATTTGCAGCTTCATTAAGAGCGTCATCATAACTAGTATCCGCTGGTAATATAAGCATACGAGTTTTTATTTGTCCTATATCACAATACATGTCTGTCATTTATATTCCTTCTCCTGCAAATACTAAATCTTCCGGTCCTTCACTACCTCTAGCCTTTATCTTAGGAAGTAGAGACTTATATTCTGCATCATAAGATTCCCATTTAATATTTAAACTAGCACATATAGTCTTTTCATATTGGGTAGCTAACCTATGAGCCTCTTCATAAGACTTACCTGCTCTAATCGCTTGATATTCAAAGGCCTCATGTGCAAGTAAAGGCTTATCCATCCATTCCGGTACCAGTACATCTTCATAGACTATACTAAAGTCCCTATTATACCCGGCTATTCCTTCTGGTAGTTCTACCTTCTTAACTATGCATTGCGGCGCTATTGGTATAGGTTCTGGTATAGTAGTAGATTCTACATTAACCTTCTTAGCCGGTCCACCATCTTTACCTACTACTTTAGGTACTTTAGGTTTATTATCTACCGGTTTATCTCCACCTTCTATATCACCTTGTATATCCCATTTATGGTATGTAGATAATAGATGTCTTGCTTCATCCTTGAGTATAATACCGTCTTTAACGGCAGTGAATATATCTGCTATAGCATAATCTGGTGCTTCATCTGGACCAAAGTTTAGTTCTACTTTAGCTTCTACACCGTCATATCCTAGATTATCAAGTATCTGTTTGAATAGGTCCTCTAGATTCTGCTTAATAGTTCTACGCATAGTAGCTATTTTATAGGTATATATGTCAGAAGCAGTTACAGATGTAGCCTTAGTAAATCCTTGTTCTAGACCTAACTTAAGGCTTGGATCTGCTAAGGACATCATAAACTCATCCCGCATCTGTTTAATAAACTCATCATAAGACTGAGTACGTTCTGGTACAGCTATTTCTATCTTACCTTTACTGTTAGTAGCTATTCTATTACCAGTACTAGACATTGTAGCTATACGTTCACCTATCTTTTGGCTTTCAAAGTCCTCATTAGACATCCCTTCAAACATCCAGAGCTCATTACCAAAGCTGAACTTCTTAAAGCCTTCATTTAAACTGCCTCTCATACTAAGCCTAATATCATATATACTAGGAGAGACATTTCCGTTACTATCTGTAGGTTTAGCTAATAGGCCATACATTACACCTTGACCAAAGGGCGCATGATAGCCAGTTACTCCTACTCTAAAGTGAATGAACTGACCCCAGTTAAGAACTACTCCACCATATACTGGTACTAGTTGTAGATTATACTTTACCTGTAAAGGTACATCCGGTGCTACTCTAACAGCATGCCATATTGCTTCTATAGGAACTTTAACAAATCCTTCATTAGTTATTCTCCATAGACTATTACCAAAGGCCTTAAGCTCTATACAAATCTCCATAAGCTTAATATCTATATTATTCTTATCACACCATTCAGTAATAACTTCTAAGGCAGTCTTACCGCTAAGACTAAGAGTATAGTTAGGATTACTAGTTAAGAAGAAACCAGTAGCCATTACTTGTTCACTAAACATAGTAACAGCTTCTTTAAGTAGTGGATCATTCCATAAAGTAGTTACTTGTTCTCTAAAAGAAGGTAACTGATATATACCATAATTCTGTTCTACTACTCCTAATACAGCAGTAGTAGTTTGTTTAATTTCAGTATCCTTCTTAGGAACCCCGAATATTGCTTCTTTTAAAGCTGTCTTTCTAGTTCGTTCATTCATGTTATACCAAACTCATTCCACAGTCCTTTCCAATAATAGTACATGACTAGCCAGCCATATACTTCTTCAATATCATTGAAGTTCTCTATTCCTTCCATATTATCTAAAATCCAAGTACAAAAGGGACAAAGGGTTAGAGTGTCATTGTTTACAGTTCTCTCACGTCTTTCTTTATAGATCATGGACTTAAGGCACCATTCACAAGATATATTACTATAATCATCTTGCGCCATTCGCCTCACTTCTTTTCTTTATAGAGAACCCTTCTTAGGTCCTCAGCTAGTTTCTGTCCGCCCTTATTCATAGAACTAATAATATTACCCGGCGGTAATACACTCTCTACCTTCTTAAATATATCTTCTTTAGTCTTTTCTACAGCTTCCTTAATAGCTTTATCTTTCTCTATTCCTACAGTCTTACTTGCCTCTTGTAGTCTAGTTACAGAAGTCTCTAGTTCTACTATTCTAACGTCCTTAGCATCTAGTTTAGGTACAGTAGCTGCAGGGGGTGTAACTACTGGAGGTGTAGGTTCTACTATTACTGGTGTTGGAACTACTACAGGTGCCGGTACTATTACTGGTTCAGGTGTAGGGTTAGTAGCGGGTGTAGGTATAGGTTCTGGTTTAGGAACTACAGTATTATTAGTAGGATTAGCAGCAGTTGTATTATTAGCTGAAGTAGACTCTATTTTATGTTTAAGTTTTTCTTCATCATTCATAATAGGTTCACCACCTTTAGAAGTATCATTATCTTCTAACTTAATCAAATTACTAGGGTTAGGTTGTGTTATAGGTGCCGGTGCTACAACATCTATAGTAGTAAGATTATTAGCCGGTATTTCTGGTACTTGAGCAGCTTCTTTCTTAGGTTCTGTTTTAGCCTTAATATAACCACAATAAGCCGCTGGATTACCTTTATCACTATTCTTACTTATACAGTCGTCCCAATCTTCATAATCAGCAAATGGTTCTCCTAGTGTCTTAGTAAACTCTATAGCTTCTACTTTTACTCTATTAATAAAAGCTTCTTGAGTCTCTACACCTTCTAATATGCCTTCCATAAGGCCACGTTTACCTTCAACTAGCTTCATTCGTACTGAATCATCACCGGGAGTAAGGCCGCTCAATAGGTCTATTCTATTAAATACTAAGCCATAGAATTCTACTCCAGCTTCAGTACGCTTCTCTTCTCTCCATGTATACTCTACAGATACTTTATTTATTTCTCTGTTTCTAATCTTTTCTATAAAAGGACTAGGTACATAGAGTAAAGCTTCTATACATTCATTCTTTTCATTCCAATTAGCATCTACAGTAAAAGCACCCGGTATAATAGCTAAGTGGTTTATTCCTATATTCCTTTGTGCTAGACTTCTAGCTCCTTCATATAGTTCTTTTGTTATAAAGATTCTAACTGGATATTCCGGATCTTCTGGATGTACAGTAGATTTAGGAGTCTTAGCTATAACCATTACAAGGTTAGACCTATTCAGATTCTCTGGTATCTTAACCCATTCATAAGACTCGTATCTTTCCTTACCCAAAAGACTCACCTATTAGATCGCTTTAGCAATCTTAGCCAAATAACCATTTGCACTAGCTATAGTAGTATATACACTTGCTATAGTTATTACACTAGCCGGTGAGGTATCATTATTTCCACCCTCAGCTACGTAGCATGTTATACTGTCTGAACCTACTCCACTAGGAGTATGTACATAAGTAGCTGACTGGTTCCCTGCACCAGTAAGGTTCACTCCACCTTTCTTCCATTGGTAGGTTAGATTACTAGCATTAGCATAGCCGGTTACTGTTGCTATAAAGCTTACTGCTTCACCAAATACTATGGTTGTACTTAACGGACTTATTGTTACGTCTAAAGCCATTTCATATCACCTTTATTAATCTGACGCCATTGTAGGCGTTACAGTAGTATTCTGCGTTATAATAGTAATTAAGGTATTGGCAGCTGCACTTACAGTGTTCGTTGGAGTCCAATGGTCTGTATGGAATCCACTTCCCGGAGTAACTACACAAGTAATTCCTGCTCCATATTCTACTCCAGTAACTGTCTGTCCAGTAGTCTTACCTGTTCCATTTATAGTCAATGTACAGTTTGTTAAAGTTCCTACAGTTACGGTATAGGTTAGTTTCTTCATTACACAGTAACATGTAATGTTAGCAGCCGGTATAACAACATGAGTATGAGCATTACCAGAATCCACTACTACACCAGCAACTACCCAATAGTCTACACCATATCCAGTAGCGGGTGTACAAGTTACAGTAACGTTATCTGCTTCATTTTGACTTCCAGTGGCTACATCTAAAGATCCACCAACAGCAGTAACTCCAGTAGTCAAAGTTCTCTGTATCTTACCAAAGGTTGGTGTCATAGTCTTATTACCATCCATAGTAACTGCATGTGTAGCATTTGCATCATCATCAGCCCACTTAGTAAATTCATAATGGGCCGATGGAGTAGCTACTAGAGTAACTACAACACCAACATCATGGTAGGATACTGTCTGATTACCAAAGTCTACAGTAACTCCGTCCTTTTTAACTGATCCACCACTAAAGGCGGCTATAGTCAATGCTTTATGAGCAGCATAGGTAGCAGTAACTGTAGTATTCTTTCTTATTATTAATCTAAGAACTGGACTAACTACAGTCTCTTGAGCAGCGCCCGCTCTATCTATATGCCAGTGTAAAAATTCTATATGACTAGTACTATTCTCATTAAATGTTAAAGTAACCGCCGTACCTTCAGGGAATTTATCTCCAGTACTTGCTCCAGTAATAGTACCGTTATTAGCATGTACAGCAGTTATTGTTAGTGTATATTGATATTGTTTAAGCATAGAATTATTATATCCACACGTCTTACATATCGCTAGTGTAGAATTAAAATTAGCTATTTCTCCACAACTAGGACATTGTTTTATATCAGTCATATTCATTCCTACTAATAGTATAGCCTTCCTAACCTATTAAGTGTTACTCCAGTTTATAAAGCTTCCTATACTTCTTTAAAATATACTCTACCACCTGTATCACCAGTTAATGGTACTACTGGTTCATATATAGATAAAGCTAAAGCATCTACAATATCAGACTTAGAGCTCTTAGCCTTTTCACCTTTAACGTACCTATATTGCTTTAAGGCTATTACCAATCTAGGATTCCCATTTGGTATTATAAGTCTATGCTCCCGGATCATTCTTTGTAATTGACCAAACATCTGCTCCTTATGACCTAAAGCAAAATCTATAAACTTTACTCTAAACCTAGCAGTCCTATCAAACCATTGTTTATATTCTGGAGGCTTACTATCACCTTTACTTACAAACGGTTTATACCTAGCTATAATCTCTAAGATTTCTGGTCCAATCATTTCAATAGGTTTACCTTTCCATTCTTTAACAAATAGTATCTTTCTTATAGTGGTACCTATTCTTTCTGTAACTACTAATACAGTATCACCACCAAAATCTATTCCTATCTCTACTCTACTATTAGCCCCACCTTCCCTAATATCCTCTTCTGTTATACCTTCACACTTTTCTATATGCTTACTAGGGAAGAATGCCCTTTCAGACTCTTCCGGTGGCCTACCTAATACTTCTACTGCATATCTAGCTCTACTCATCTTCTTTTTCTTTTCATCTTCTATACTTTTATTATGCCATGGTAGGCCTTCAGCAGACCATATATGAACTTTAAAAGTTCCTTTCTTTTCTGTTGCCCATTCTACAAAATAGCTAGTAGCAACGTGTGGTGTAGATAATACTATAAGTTTAGATATAGGACCAGTAATGTTACCCATAGCTGTTTCTACTGATTCATTCTTTACTTCACAACATTCATCTATAATAACTATATCAGCTGGAATACCTCTTATCTGTTTATCTGTTACTCCTTTAACTATTACATTATTACCATTAGTAGCTTCAAATCCTTTAAGTGGTACAATACTATATACACCCTCAGCTACTATATCTTTACTCATCTCTGGACGCTTCTTAAAGATTTCTCTAATATGATAATACAATATGTTATCTTGAGCACTTAATAGTAAAACCTTTACATTCCTTCCAGATTCAAACACCCACCATAATATAACTACAGCTGTACAAAGCGTCTTACCAGACTGCCTTCCAGCCGATATAAGTAGTTTATGTATGTCAAGGGCTATACCATCTAATAGAAAGGCCTTCTGGTCCTCTGTAGGTATTAAACCAGTAAGATGTGTAAAGTATTTTACTATATCCATAGTACCCAACTCTCTCTTACTTTATCCCATTTAAATCCTAATCTCTGCCAGAACCCTTCTAATGAAGATCCGTCTATTAAGCTAACAGTATCTACTTTATATAGTCTAGCTAGTCCAAATATTATCCTAGCTAAGAAACTACCATAACCTTTACCTCTATACCTTTCTACTACCTTAAAATCTGAAATATACATATTATCATTCTTACTATCTAAGGCCCACTCACTAGAAGCTATTAACCTATGATTCATAGTCTCTAAACTAATAAAGTTTCCTAGAAGGTCTATCTCTACCCTTACCTTATTAAAGTTTATTTCCTTCATTACTTCTTTCTCCAATTATAGCCTTCTGGAATCTTTACTACAGTACAAATAAATTCTTTAAACCCAAGACTCTTACCTATATAATACCTATGATAACCATCTACCATTCGGTATTTACCGTTCCCTAAATCTTCTACATAGATAGGGTTCTTTATCCCGTTCTTCTTTATGTCTATAGCTAATGGAGTATTCTCTATAGTTCTTATTTCTATAAATATTTGAGTTACTATGTTTTCTATAGGAACTTTAATAGTTTTAACTTTTACTAAGTCCATAATACTCCCTCATAGCTAAATACCAATCACAGTTTTCTTTAACATTCTTAGGACAGAACTTACATATTTTTATATTAGGTGGACTTACCTTTTCTAGTCCTCTAAAACACCTTACTACATGTCGTATCCAATCTTCTATACCTTCATCATATTGTACCGGTATAGATTTCATTAGCCTTCCAGTTCTCTGACTATATATCTCTACATAAGACCTTATCCATAAAGGATAACCAAGGTATTCTAATTTCTCCTTTAGAACCCACATGTATAGTTGAAGTTGTTTTACAGCGGCCTTAATTTCTCTACCCCACATATATTTCTTAGAAGTTGTCTTAACCTCTATTAAAGCTGTAAATTTCTTATTAGTAGCTACATCCCTTATTATTCTAAGGTCATCATATAGTCCTAATACTATAACATCATCCACTTGTTTATAGAATATCCTTCTTGTCTTGTATAATGAAGCTAAATTGTTAAGCTTAATTCTGAGTCTTAATCTATCAAATCCCTTATTAGGGAAGCTGTATAAGTAATGTAGTCTATTTCCTATGGCTATAGCACCAAAGCTACCGTTACCTATTTCTTTAGTTCTCTTAAAAAGTTCTAACTTAGACCTTTTAGGACAGAATTCAAAGTGTGATAGTTTACTAATAGAAAAATAGAGAAGATAGGGTTGAGTGTTATTATTACTCAATTCAATTCCAACCTATCACTTAGGTGTTGGTAAGACACCATCTGGAGCACCAATAGCGATAGCGCCCGGAAAGAGTATAACACAACCATACCGAACTGTTCCAATAAAGCCGTATTCATTCCACACTGGGAAGAGAATAGGCTCAATCTTCAAAGATCGTCTGGTTACAAGGGCTATAGCTTTCTGACTATTAAGAGCAATCACTACACCTTTAGGCAATAGTGATTCCTTGATTATAGTGCAGCCAAGGGCTAGTTTGATCTTACCTGCGGTTATCGGATCTGTAGAACCTTCATACAAGACGTTTGTCATCTGTATGATATTCAACAGTTGCCAATAAACATCGGCAGCAACCAATACATAGTCTGCAGGTCCATAAGTCTTATAGTCTGTATAAGTGGAATTAGCCTCACCTGACACGGTTACAGCAATACCAATATCTACAGCAGCTATAATACTAAGGAACTGGGCCCAAGTAATTCCGCCGTTTGCAGCTGTACTTGTACTTATTACTGCAGCTCCAGCCAGCTTACCAAAGTAAGTACTTTGAGCTGTAGTATCTGCTAGGTCAAATCCCAACAGACATCTAAGTAGGTCTCTAGTCATTCTCATGGCGACGCCATGTCCTAGACCTTCAGCCATTTCTCCTTGTACTTCAAATGTTACATCTTCCAGAAGTGCTCTAGTCCAAGAAACTTTACCACCGCGTTCCGATTCGGGACTCGAAAGGTCCACTGTGGCATAGTCTATTGTTTTCTCAACATGAGGAAGTTGAACATTAGTTGGTGTTGATATCGCTTCTTGATACTCAACCAGCGGGACTTTAAAGACTACACTATTGGTAACATATTTCTTAGCGAAACTGTCATCCATATAGCGAGTAAAGCCTCTAATTACTGAATTGAATATTTCTAGAGTAGCAGCAACCAACATTCCTGACTGGTCATTAACCATGTCGCTAATTGTTCTACCTCTCAAAGCACCTTCAGACGGTTCGGAACCTATACCAGTATCATCAATGGCCTCAGCCAGATGCTTAGTATAGTTCTTAACAAACTTGTCTGTAAAAGGATGGAATTCCTTTCTACTACGCTCAATAAACTCTAAGACTTCCGGACTAGTCGCTTTTGCTTCCAAAAGGGTTTTTCTAGTATCCATATTTTTATTCTCCTGTAATTTCAATCTACTACAAGCAGATCGCTTATAGATTCTATCCTACTAATACTAATGTACACCAATGGATATAAGTATTACCCTATTATATAAACCTTTAGATTTAGATTCTATGTATTATAGCTACTTCCATTAAGCTTCTAGGGTCCACTGCTCCTATAGGCCTAGCATCATAGTTCCATATCTTATCTATTTCCTTAGAAGGTATCCCATAGTAGTATATCATAGCATTCAATAGTAGTTGGTCAGCTCCAAAGTTGCTATTATATTCTAAGTTCTTAGCTATATGTTCTTGTATAGTGAATATTAGCTTTGACGGTCCAACATATACTCCGGCATTAATAATAAGCTTATTCTTAATCTCATCCCATACTACACCAACATCTGGTGGACCGGTATATTTTACCCAAGTACCATTCACTCTATTCTCAGTTACATAGCATACCTTTTCAGTAGCTAGATCAAATAGTGGTTGTATAGGCTTACAGAATTCTATATCATTACCGTCTATTATTAGAATAGTCTCATACCACTGGTACATATACTTAAGAGCTTCCCAAAATGCCCTATGTCTATCACTAGCTAAACATTCATATACCGGTTTAGACTTAATTACTCTAACATTTGGCTTTTTACTTAAGACATCTAAAGCATGCTGACTAAGATCATAGTCTATTACTAATATATCTCCATTATACTCACCTTTTCCTTCTAAGCTAGGTAAAAAGGTTCTTAATAGCTGACTATCCTTAGCTGTAGTAACTACTAGAGTCTTAGACTGTGTAAATGGTATTTTAGATATAAGCCATAGACCAAACTTAGTACCTAGTTTATTTAGTCTCCATTCAGTATTCTTATCTAGAAACTCTAATACTGCTTTAGAACTGCCAGCATCAGAACTAGACTCTACATCATGTATGAATATATTATCGGTTAGCTTACTGTATATTCCTAGTTCTCTATGAACATGGTCGTAGCAGTGTACTGTATCTAAGAATATAAAATCATACTTTTGCTTAGTAACTGATTCCGGTGGATTTAGACAGTTACAATTTAGAAATTCTACATTACTAAACTTCATCTTCTCAAATCTTTCTAAGGCTAACTTAGTACTTCCATCTGGTACACTACCATTAAAAGATATCGTCCACATACCATTATCCATAGTTATTAGCCTACCTTTATGGTTAAGCCTCATAGCAGTTAGAATACATACCGCTGCCCTTCCAGCAAATGTACCAGTCTCTAGTACTAATTCTGGTTTAGTTTCTAGAGTATAATCAAAGAGCTTCTGAATATACTCCCAGTCATCTATAACGGCTTCATACTGACTATTCATAAACTTACTAAACATTTTCTTAACATCTATCTTCACGACTATCAGCCACCTTTTCACAATATTCTTTATAGTTACAATAACTCTCACATAGGCCATGAAACTTACCATAGTTACCAAAACATGGCGGTTTCTTATTAGGTGTCATCATTATATTCTTTTCTTAGTTCCTTAGTAAATCAATACCTAAAGTCTACATATTCTTTATTCTTTTTCTTAGTCCAAGGCTTTTCATCGCGTGTAGTCCTAATGTAATCATGTAATAGTTTAGCAGTATTGTCTAATATTATTCTATATCCTAACTTCCTAGCCTTTAGGCAGTAACCATAATCTTCACTAGCCACCATATCTCCTATAGGATAAAAGTCTAAGTTTCTATCTTGAATAACCTTTCTACTTAAGCATAGACAGCCACCACTTGTTATGGCTGGCATATCTACCGGTTTTATTACTTCATTCTGTTTCTTAAGTAAGTATTTATGTCTATCAGTTAGTATTCCCCATTTACTAGCTACGAATATACCTTCTGGATATATCCTAGTATAAGTCCCACCTACTATATTCTCACCATGACCAGTAAGTTTACTTATCATATCTGTGTCTATAGGATAGACGTCATCATCTAGGAATATAGCATAATCCGGATCATACTGTCTTGCAGCTGTTAATAATAGCTGTCTCACATGGGCTATAGTATCATATACTGTAGTACCTACCTTAACGGCATCTTCCCTAAAGAACACTCTAATAATCTTGTACGGTAATTTATAGTTCCTAATGATATATCCTAAAGTATCATCTTTACTGTTGTTTTCTAAAAAGAAGGTCATATCCGGCTTAGGATTCAAAAGGTGTATGTGGTAAAATAGTTTACCTAAGAACTTAGTACTATTATAAACCGGTATTAGTAAGCATACATTCATAGTATTTCACTTATTTACTGTAGTTATCCATAACAGGGCATATACTAAACAATTTCTTCTATTAAGCCATATTCTAGAGCTTCTTCTGCTGAAAACCACCAGTCATGCTTCTTAGTCTTTCTTCCTAGTTTCTTCATAGTTAATTTGCTTCTACTAGATACAATCTCATCTAGCATTTTATTAAGCCTATCTAGTTCTTCACTTTCTTCTTTTATTTCAGAAGCTTTACCATGAGATATACTGCTTATCTCATGCAGTAAGAACCTAGAATATTTAGAAGCGGTCCTTTTAGTACCGGCTACCAGAATAATAACTCCCATACTAGCACATAAGCCTCTAGTCTCTACGTTTATCTTCATACCTTTCTTTTTCAAAGCTTCTATAGTATTGAATATTAATAGGCCACTAAATACTTCTCCACCTACAGAGTTTAGTATGATAGTTACTTCCTTCACATTTCTATAGAACAAGAATAGAAGCTCCTTAGATATTTCATTACAGTAGTCTTCAGTAAGCTCACCATGTAGCATTACAATTCTATTCTTTAGTAATACAAGTTCTATTACTTCATTAAGAGACCAATTATTTCTCTTATTTAGTAACTCTAATATTTCTTCTTCTCCAAATTCTGGTTCCATGTCTATCACCTAATAACTACTAGTTTTACTACTATTTAAGCATTACTATTTAGCCAAACAGCACATGTCTAATTCTAAGTTCTAATTCCATAAGAACTTTATCGCCTTTATTAGTAATAAATAACTTAGAATACTTTTTAAGTGTACTTACATTTGACCTTATTTCAATTAAACCATTATTAAGTAAATAGTCAAACATTGTATAGGAAGTATCAGCACATAGATCAATATATTCTTTACTTATCTTTCTTATTATCCAATATCTAGTAGAATCCGGATGCTTCTTTATTATCTTAAGATGTAAGTATTTTTCTAATGTAAGCTTATCCTTCATTACGGTTCTTCTCCATTTATAGTACATGTTAAAGCTATATTGATTCTAAACCCTAAAGTAAACATTTCCTTAACCCCATCACTTGTAAGAGAATATATAGAAGTTTCTTTAGTCCTAGAATACCACCATCCATTACCAGACTTACCATGCTTACTTATTTGTTTTACCGCCGCCCTACTCTTAATGAAGTCTATTAGCTTCTCCTTTTTCATAACCTTAATTAAATCATAGAATCTAGATATAGCCATTGGATGTCCCAACTTAATCATCTTCTTTCTAACTTCATATACAGTGGTACTATTTCTACTTAGTAGTTTTAGAATAATATACCTTTCTAGTAGATTCCTCACCGGACGTCTCCATTCTCTATTATTTTCCTATCTTCATAAGGATGAAGGAACCGTCTTTTAAATTCATCAATAGCAGAAGCACATACTTTATTAGCATCCATTTTATCATACCATTTACCATGTTCATAGTATGTACGAATAAGCCTAAAGATTACATATGTTAAGCATCCAGCTAGTTCTTCTTTAGTCATATAAGTAAGCATTCCATTCAGCCTTTTAATTAGCGGGTCTAGCTTATCGTCTATTGGTTCTCTAAGTTTCTTATTTATGTAGGGCATAGTTTAAGCCTCTTTAATATAATACTTATTACCCGGTAGATTATTGGCGCCATAGATAAGACTACAGTATATTCCATAAGTAACCAGAATATATACTGCTTTAAAGTTAGTTGCTGCACTAAAATACAATAAGGTGTAAGGAATATAGTCCAAACTGTACTACCTACTATACCTTCAATAATATAGTCCCTAATTCTTTTTAGTTTCTTCATTCTGTATACGCCCAATGATTAGTAAACTTATGATTCTCAAACCAATATATGAACATTGCATTAACCGCTATATGAGACATGTGAGATAAACCAGACTCCTTATCTATTAGTTCTCCCTTATGAGCTGCTAATAGATGTCTATACAAAGCTGCTAATAACCTTTCCGGATCTAAACCCTTCCAGTTATCAGGTGAATACTTCTCAGCACCCATAGTAAGAACCTTAGCCATTTCCTCTATAAACTCTGGTTCTAATAGATTACACATTGGCTTTTCTTTATCAAACTTTACTGGTTTCATTCTTCCTCTTCCACCTTCTTAATTTAGCGAATAATGCCTTTTCAGTAAGAACAACAGCACCATTAGATACATTAGCTAGATGTATTAACCAAGGATGCTTAATATACTTTTCACTAGTAAGTATAAAGACTGGCTTCTTACACCACTTAGCACAGTAAAATATTTCCATTGAACATCCTATACTAGCTTCTTGAATATAGGCCACTAGTGCATCACACTTTCTAATCTTTTTTAAGTCCATATTAACTATATTCTCAGATAGGCCTGCACTACTAATACCGTACTCTTTCATTTTACCAGCATCTATAAGAGCTACTTCTGGTCTATCCTTTCTAATACTACCATCCATATTATAGAATGGATTTAAGGTTTCTATTCCTAATGCTTGCAGCTTAGGACAGAAGTCATCTCGTATATGGTGCCTCATGTGTAGAAAGTGCGCTATGTATACCATCATTTTTTAATCAACCCTACTATTTTCTTTATCTTCTCTTCTAACCGTTCATAGATATGGTCCCAATTAATCTTATCTATAAACCATTTAGGTATTTCCATATCCTCTGTTATAGATATACCGGTAAGATGCATAGGATAATCTCTCCACTTCCATTCAGTAGGAAATATACTATCGTCAACAAATAATGTCTTTTGCTCTTTGTGTATTTTACCCTTAACTATAATAGGTAATCTTCTAGGCTTATCTCCTAACATAAATTCAGTATTAAGGTATGTATTAGAGTAAATAGCCGACTTGATATGTGAAGGCATTGTCTTTCTACCGTTCTTATCCAACTTAGGATAATCGGTTAGTTTACCTCTAATCTGTAATGGATACGCTACCTCTAATGGACTATATTCTTTAAGCTTAATCCGCTGTAATACTTCACTAGATATTAGACCTACCCGGGCGTATTCTTTATTCAGTACAGCTTTTACTATTCCTTCTACAGATACCTTCTCTATATCACTACTATCAGACCTAATAGATTCTAAACCTTTAAAATCGTAGTCATCCTTATAGCCTTTCTTTTCATCCCAAAAGGACTTACCAGCGTAATTCTTCTTAGCTATTAGTAAGAATGAATAATATATCTTCTTTAGTCCTAAACCAGAAGGAGCAGAAGGTAAACCATAGGTCTCTTTAAAGAACTTAGCTAGTTCTACATTAAGATACTCCTGTAGTTCTTTACCCTCTTTGACAGCTGCTTCTTTATCTCTAGCCTTAAGTGGTACAAAGCTCGAATCTGTATCTCCATATACTAACTGATAACCACAACCTTCTAGAATCTTAGCTATTTGCTCAATTCCTATCCTACCTAGAATAGCTGTAGCACCAGTACATTCTTGTCTATATAACCTGAATGATGGATAATCCATTACTCCATAAATAGCATTAGTCATTTTCTTAATGTTAAATATCCTTCTATACCAAGCCTTAATCTTTATTTCATTTTTACTAGCAATAGCCGCCTTATAGTAAACTTCATACTCATCTCTTTTCTTAAAGAAAAAGTCTATAAGCTGAACCATTAGTCCTATAGGCCTCTTAACAAACTTGAATACCTTATCCTTATATGTAATAGTAAAGCATGGTCCCTTATAGTCCGGTTCTCTATATGTTTCTGGTGAAATATTAAAGGCCTTAATCAGTGATGGATATTCCCTATTAAAGTCAAACTGAGCTATATATTCATATTCACCCGGCTTAGGTTCTATTACTACCGCACCTAGTAAAGATTCTGTATTCTTAGCTGCTTTAAAGCTAGTCCTAAGAACTACCTTACCGTTTATGAATCTCATTAAGGCTGTATCTAATACCCTATAGTTAAGTAGTACCTCATGGAATAGAGCTCCAAACTCTTTCCTTAAGTCGTCAAACATTTCTACTAGTTCATATTTATCATCTAAAGCTTTTATAATTAGAACGTCATTAACATTCCTACTGAATAGTATTCCCGGTTCATTATCCCATATCCATTGAGTAGGTTTCTTAAGTGGTATTTTCTCTATATTTAGACCTTCCTCTTCAGCTACTGCTCCTAGACTATATGATCTAAGCTCTGCATCTGTAAATCTCTTAAAGGCCTTAAGTAAGTCGAATAGTATTCTACCTTTAATCTTATACGGTAGTCTCTTCCAACTAAAACTAAAGAAAGGACTTAAGCCTTTAGGATCAAGATTATTAGCTTGCATCCTTTGGGTCCACTTTATTATATCGTACCGGTCTAGGTTCCAAGCAGTAAACAGATCCGGATCAAAGTCCTTTACCATTGTTAATAGGGCATCTAGTAATAGTCCTTCTGTCTTACAAGCTAGAATAACATGGTTAGGTATAACCTTCTTAAACTCCGGTGGCTTTCTCCACTTACTATTAATCACATACAAAGTATAAAGTGTATCTAAGTAGTTATCATAGAAGCTTACTATAGGTATAGATTCTTCTTTCTTAGGTCCAGATCCACACTGTTTAGTAGATAGGGCCTCAAAGTCTATAAACCACTTTCTAAGTTTAATATCCATATCTATCGGAATAAGTTTACCAGACTTTGTTATCTCTACTCCAGATTTTATTTTCTTATCTATTAAGAACCGTATTGGTAACATTGTAGGAGTAGACAAGTCTCCTTCAAAGGTAAATACCGGTTCTCCAGCAGCAACTTTATTATACTTATTCAAAAAGTGTATTAGACCAGTAACATACTTACTGTCTTTAAGGGTAATCTTAGTTAAAGCCTTCTTAGTTAACGTTCTAGCCTTAACACCTTCTACATCTTTTAGGTACTTAGTAAGTGAATACTCATCTAAGTCCTTAATGAACTTGTAATCTTCTTCGGTAATATAAATATAAGGATAGTATCTATTTCTCCATATCTTCTTATTTCCATCTGCATCCCGGCCAATAAGGACTACAGCTGGTATTTCTTGGCCTTTCTTATCTTTAGCCATTAATGTTTCGGCTGTTATTATTCCTATCTTGGTCATATATCAGTAACCCTTTCTATTTATATACTTTACATATACAAAAATAAAGATTAGAAGCTGGATTATTAGTCCATCCAGCCGTCTATTGGTGTATCTTCTTTAATGCCTTCGTATCCTTGACCTTCTCTTGGTGTCGGTACGACCGCAAAGATTCCAGTTGCTTGTATATTAACGCCGCCATCCTCTAGTTCTTTCTCATCATTGTAGAACTTAGCTCTCTTAGTCTTACCAAAGACATAGACTTCACTAAGTTCACCAAAGTCTATCGCTATCTGCTCCGGTATTTCTACTATTACTAGTTCATCTTCGTTATCTGGATTCATTAAGCCCATCTTAATGGTTCCATAGGCTGTAGGTCTATCAATTCCTAGCCAAGCTACTACACCCTTAACAAAGATTCTCCGGTCCCATGCATCTTTAAACTTCTCATGGTGGTCCTCTACTCCACTAATAGGAGTCCATTTGCCTTCCAAAGTAGCATCTATTACGGCTTTAATGTCTACATCTTCTTTGACTGCTTTGAATACGCTTAGAGTATCTTCAGCTGAACTGGAACCAAGCTTAATGTCGTCATCAACTTCTTCTTTGATTATAGCAGATACTTGGCATGGTACGTAGTTCTTTACTTTGTCCCATCCTCTAGCTAGTCTGTTGTCGCTTGTCTGAATAGAACCGTACTTATAAGTTGCTTCTCCATTGTGTCTAAAGAAGCCATAAAGGGTACGTTCTAGTACGTGTAGTTTAGGATCAAGCACTTGTAGGTACTTAGGATTATCCCGGCCGTAAATCTTCTGTCTCTGGTCTAGGATACTACCATCACCATCTATAATTTGAGCTTCTATTGCCGCTTGTACACCGTTCTTATTCATGAACTTCTTTGCTGCCCTACGGACCTGTTCTGCTTTGTCCCATATGCCAGCATCACCGCTAATGAATCCATAGATTATGGTTGTTTCTTTCTTCTTTTTCAATGGTGCATTCTGCATTACCTTCTTTCTACGGTAGATGTTCATTACAGCATTCACTGCTACACGCTCTAGACTAACCTTGACACCTTGCTTCTCTAAGGATACTTTCTCCTCTTCGAACTGCCCAACTATAGTATCTATAGGAACTTTGTTAGCTTTAGCCAAGACTATAAGACGGTCATATTCAACAGCATTCATTGTTGGAAGCACTTTTGGTGGTAAATCAGCTTTAACTACTTTATTTTTCTTAACCATTTATATCACCTCTATTAGTGTAACCTTATTATATAGTTACCTTAATTCTCTTTCTATATCTACGCATCCTACTTATAGTATCCATTTTTTGAATCTCAATATAGTGAGTTTCACAATATATTCTTTCTTTTCCACCTAAGAATCTTTCACATACTACACATCTATTCTGAATCCATGATATTAATCTACCATGAGAAAATAACTTTACCATTAAATACACACCTTGAATAACTCCCATTCTGCATCCGGATTATATTCCCACCGGGACTTTCCTTCAGTTACTTTAACTAAGCCGGCTACTATCATCTGGTTCATATAACCTTTCACTACTACGGATCTTAGGCCTTCTTGTATTGCAAACTTAGCCATTATCTTCTCTAGTTTACCTTTATTACCGTTCTTGCCTTCCTTAAGCATACCGGCAAGTTCTAACATCCTAGTTCTCTTGCCTCTAATATTTAAGTTGTCTATTCCAATACTCAATCTATACCACTCTCTATGCATGTGTATATATATATATGTGTGTGTATTCTAGTCATCTTCCTTCACCTTAATTAGCATTTCTAAAGCTTCCTTCTTAAGTCCTTTTACTTCTAACAAATGTGTTTTTATATTAAAGAAGGACGCCTTAAATAAGTCTGGTATCTTATCCATTATCTTAGTAGCAGTTACCGGACCTATACCTCTAATACATTGAAGCATTGCTACTCTAATCTCTCTAGGAGTATCTGCTCTTATTACAGCAGCCGGTGGCAATCTACCACTTTTACCTACACCATACTTAGTGAATAGTGAAGCTATCCAACTGGCGGTATCCTCATGACTTCCACTAAATATAGTTTGGTACTTCCAGAATAGAATAATAGTTGTTAGTATTCCAGCTGTTAATCGGTCCCTATGTTCTATATCTCCTTCTATTAATAGTATTGGAGTAGTATAAGTCCTTCTCATAGTATCTAACTGGTCCCATAGATGTCTACTACCAGAACAGACTGAATTCACTAAGTCTGTAATAGTCTTTCTTTCTATAGCTACATCACCAAAGACATAATCTCCAGAACCTATATGCTTAACTTCTACAGCTAGATTAAGCTTATTTAGAAGCTTTACTATTTCATTAGGTTCGCTCTCTGAGATAAAGATAGGCATTACTTAACCTCTGGATTATTAAACTTAGGACAGTTCATCTTATTACAAGTTCTACCTTCTATTTTTATACTACAGAAACACTTTCTCTCTTCTGTAGCATTATGGAACTTACAAGTTTTCTCATATTGAGTAAAGCTAACTTTAGTATTCATTTTGGTTTATCCTTCTAATAGTTTCTATTATACTATATATTGAAACAGCTAAACAAATTCCAGCTATAATAGTAAGAATATAGGGAAGTTCTATTGGAAACAAATGAATCTGTTTATAACTTGTACAAAGGTAATTACAGCCTTCCGCAATATATCTACCAGCATATCTACCTTCCACTTCAGAACCAAAATGCATATTACCAATATAAGGTACTAGTGCTTTAGTCGAACAGTAGGATGGACTATCAACCTTTAACCAGTTATAACTATATATAACAAATCCACTCATAAAGTAAGAAACTGTAAAGAGTATTGGGAATAGTATTGTAGCTAATATACCCTTAATACTTATCTTATCTATAAATTTACTTAACAATTTATTCATACCTTATTTACACCTCGGACATGGTATAGAAATATAGAAGTTTAATACTGGTGCCCTCTTATTCTGGTGTATTATGGTTACTATTTTACTATTAAGACAGACCGGACATATACTGAATCCAGCCACTTCTATCTTCTCTGGTTTTGTTATTTCTGTTATCTTTGTTATTTTACCCACTATCTAACACCGTCTATAAGGCCTTTAGCAGTAATACAGAATTCAGCAGTTGCTCTAGGTAAATAACTACTATCGTATAATGTGGCCTTCCAGAGCTCTACTTTTATTTGGCTTAATGCTATCCATGTATTTATACTATGTAAAACCAAATCGCCCCCGACTGGGTAAAACTGGTCTCCAAACTTCATCATGTTACCCAATCCTTGATCTGGTCTAGGTGCTGCTATAGTCTGACATGTAAGCACCCAAGCAGTATTATATCTAGCTTCTAGGTATTCTATTAACTGGAAGTGTTCTGCAAATTCTCTAGTCCTTACTGGTAGCATTTCAGTTCTACTGTATCCAGCTCTAAACTTAGCATTGAAGCTGTCTACCACTATTAAGCGGATCTTCTCTCCGGCTTCTAGTTTCTTCTGTACTACCTTATATTGTAGAAACTGGGCTTTAGCTGTTGGTATTTGTTCTGCACCGCATATATATAAATCTTCCCAGTTACAAGTAAGTCCCTTTAGCCTAGCTATTTCTTTTAGTCTATCCAAATGGAAGCTGTCTGGTTCTGTTTCTATATATACGGCCTTTTCCTTTAGCCTACCTAAACAGTCCACTATAATCTCATTACATATTTGAGTCTTACCTGTAGCAAACCTACCACTTAAGCCGGTACTAGACATGCTTGCTATTCCGCCACCTAGAAGGTTATTAAGAGCATTAGAACCAGTCTTTAAGAATATTTGTTTAGCTTTCTTATTTTTGTCTTGCTCTATAGCATTAATCATAACCATCTTAGCTAATACTCTTTCTTGTGCATATGTTACCCATGCTTTAGCTTGTGGATAGCCTACCTTCATTTCCGCTCCTATTTCATCTGCTCTACCAGTAGCTATACTAATAAGAGTAGAGTATCCAAGTTCCTTAAGTCGTTCAGCTGTCTTAGGTCCAATACCCGGTATAGATTCTAGTCCTCTACCTTCTTCATCACTAACTTCAGCATCATGGTTAGCCGGTGTCTTACTATCTGTAGACTTCTCTTTCTTAAGGTCCTCTATTTTAGTTTCTACTTGAGTAGGTTCTGTAACTATTCCACCTTCAGTACCAGACTGTCCCTTAATATCTTCTTTATTCTTTGAACCTTTTGGACGACCCATTCATTTAACCTTCTTACAATCTTTACAAAGCTTCTTAAGTTTATCATTATCACAAGAACAGTCTACATTATCTACAATATGTATCTCTTCTCTCTTTATTAACCCGGCCTTAAACCCATTATAGTATTCTTCTAGTTTAGCTTCCATTAGTAATTGATAGTCCCTCATTCTAGACTCTATTGGTGCTTCTATAGCCGGATCATCATATATCTGTCCTTGTAAACTTAGTTTAAGCTTAATAGCATCTACTAGCCTTTCTATCGTGGCGCCAGCCAGTCCACCTTCAACACCCTTCTTAATTAGGGCATCTAGGTCGGTTACTATAGCTTGCTTCTGTAATTGTAAAGTTTCATATTGTTTAGCACCATGACAAGCTTTACATAGTAGTTGACAGTTCTCTTTACTGTTATTAGCATTATTACCGTCTTTATGGTGTCCATGGTAGCCATACATAAGAGACTTACCACATTTACCACACATACCACCCTGTTCACCAAATACTTCCTCTAGTACCTTAATACTAAAGTTCTTTCTAGTATCTTCTTTATTTACCATTTATGACACCGTACCCCAAGTTCTAATATTACCACACTTTTTACATTTAAGGATAAGATTATATCGTATTTTTCTAATCATTAGATGCATAATACTTCTATGACAATTAGGACAATAAGCAAGCATAGTATATTCCCAATTCTTATGAAACTTAATCTTCCCATGAAGCTTACTTCTTATCCAATTAATAATAGATATTATGTTGAACATACTTTTACTTCTCTTAAGTATCGGCATATATTTCACACCATCTACACATTTTACCATTAACTATATTCATACAGAATACAAAGAACTGTCCACATGTTTGTAAGGCGTTAGTGTACTTAAGCTTTCCACTACACTTAGGACAGTTTCTAGGTATGTTATTCTTAGGCTTTTCGTCTGCTTCTACCCATCCATCTATTTCTATCTTAGACATATTAACGGACTTCTGAATATTCTATCTTAAAGTTAACAGTGTACTTACCCATAACCGGAATAATCTTTAACACTGGACTACCTAATGTCGTTGGTTGGTAGGTTTTTTCTTCTACATAAGCCATTGGTCCTAAAGTATATCCTCTTAAGAAGCTTCCACCATATAGAAAGTGAGAGATTTTATCATGTATCATTCCACCATCTATATATAGGCTAGTCTTTTTCTCTATTAGTCCTAAAGCATGCATATGGCCCATTATATACAAATCAAGCATAGGGAATATCGCATACAGATCAAATACTCTATTTACTCTAGCTCCAGCAGTTCTTGCTCCACTCCAACCATGGTGTGTATAGATATTAAAGTTGCCCTTTTCACCCCTAAATTCATTGAAGTGTAATCTAACATATGCATCCATAGTTAAGTATTCTGTACCCAAGTTTCTAGATAGTTGCTGAACAAAGTTATAATTGTGTCTCTTCCAAAGATTATAGTCATGATTACCGTCTATTAATCCTAAGCATTTATTAGATATAGGTCTAAACATTTCTTCTATTGCATTAAATTGATCCTGTGGTGTCTTAAATTCCGGATCTTGACTATCATAGTTAAATCTAGGATCACTATTAGTAATACATTCTCCATAGTCTCCACCACCTAACCAGTAACAATTAGTTTTTTGAATATAGTCAATAACATTCTTCAGCATTGACTTATCACAGTTAATGTTTCCTAAGTGTATATCTGAAATATTTACTAATACTAGTTCTTTAGCCTTTACTTCAATCTTTGAGTATTTCATTCTATCACCCTAACTTTGTTATCAAATACTGGAATACTATCATAGTCATGTAAATTAAACTTATTAAGCTTACTTGAATTTCTATAAGATTTACTCCAACTCTTTTTACAAGTACCACATTGATACATAATACCATGACTTATTACATGTATTGATTTACAATATGGGCATGGATTATTAGGTCGTTTTGCTTGTAAAGTTCTCATACAAAAAACCATTTTCAAAATATTTAGTTCCATGGCTTTATTTTTAATTGACTCGTAAGAATGAGTGAGTATTTCCTTAGTCAATACTTCTTTTGTAGCAGTTGGATATAATACTCGTAGCTTTATTATTTCTTCATTACTCCAAACATTATGTTTTGGCCCTCTATAAACACCTAAATCAACAGCAGTTTTTCTTATTGAAGCCCAACTATGTTTAGATAACTTAGATTCTAATTCTTTTCTAGTAGCTGTAGAATAAAGTTTCTTTAGTAATTCTATTTCTTCAATAGTCCATCTATTCATATTTTCATATCCAAATCAAGTTTATCTTCTATTTTAGACCAATTTGGAACTATATAGTCTAATACAGCTTTTATAATCTTAACCATTTCGGTCCTATCACTAAATGAACCAATAGAAGTATATTTTTCTAAATCCCTACATACTTCTATAAGTTTCCAAATCTTATCTAGTTTATCAAGTTCTAATCTTATATCATTCATTCTAGTACATCCCTAATATGCTTTAGTAGATATGTAGCGAACCTTATATCTACTCCACTTGCTATCATACGGCTTTTCTCTTGTACATTCTTATCCGGAAATCTATAGCTTAGTGGGAATCCCATTATAAGCTGTAGTTCCGGTGTAGAGAAAAAGCGTTCTCCTTTCTCCCTCTGGTATATTTGGTTATGAGTAGAAAACTTAACTAAGGTAAAAGATATACTCTTACCGGTTAAAGTTCTTTTAGCTTTTCTTTCTGGTGTAGCCAATAGACTAAAGGGACCGGCTCTAGGTTTACCGTCTGTTCTAAGTAGGCTCATAAGCATTCTAGTATCTGGTTTATAGTTATCTACATCATACTTTCTAGAGACTTCCTCAGGTACTACATCACTAATACTTAGTGCCGGTTGCATATTTAAGGTACATAGTGGTGATTCTATATTACCTAAATCCCTTCTCCTACCAAATACATATAGCCTATTCCTATGCTGTGCCGAACCATATTCTGCTGCATCCATTACAGCATAGTCATAGTTATAATCTGGTCTAAGAATATCACAATACTCTTGGAATAGTGGCTTACCTTTAGTAAGTATTTCTGGTACCATTTCCATTAAAAAGTGTTTAGGACTAACTTCTATAGCTACAGCCTCAGCAAAATTAAGAGTATGTTTATTACAAGGATGATCTAACCTACTAATAGGGCTAGCCTTACTAAAACCTATACACGGTGGACTACCAACCATAAGGTCTATATCATTACTAGCTGCTATAGGCTTACTAATCATTACATTAGGAAAGTTCATCATTAGAAGCGTACGTGATACTTTGTCTTGCTCCATCCTAAGACAAGGGTCCAAAGTAACATCTGGTTGGTAATGGCTTAGTACCGGAATACCGGCGTTCAGTAAAGCTTGGGTCCAATGACCGTAGGTTGCATAAAAGACTATAGCTCTCAAAAGAGTCCCTACTATTATAGTGTATCCGTCTTATTTAAAGGTTTCTTAGTAAAGGTCTCTGGATTCTTATTCTTTATATGGGTCATCATATTCCTACATTGTTGACATACTGCGCCTTTCTCTTCATCTTTATTCTTTTCTTTAAACCACTTTAGCCTTTTACATACTGCACATATTTTACGTATCTTCATTTATTTATCTCCTTGATTAATATATACAAGAATCCTATACTGCTACAAACAAAGAATAGTAGTATAGCCATTATGAACATTGGAAAGAATACCATAAAGAAGATATTGAATACTAGGTATTCTAGCCATAAGAATAAAGCCATTAGTACCTTAATAATACTCAAAACATTACCTTCCAGTCAAAATCCTTTACACTAATAAATACTAGTTTACCGGTTACAAAGCTCATTGCTCTAGCATCCTTCATACACTTATTAAGGAACTGAAGCTTCTCCCTATCTCCTTTAAAGGCTGTTTTATAAGTAGAATAAGCTCTAGCTATTATAGTATTTGCTATCATTTCTGTAGCTACTATTTCACCATTATTAATAAGAGCAAAGATTACCGGATTCTTATACATCTTACTTTCTTGAAGGCCTATACCAAGCGGCTTATTAGGTAGTTCTTGTATTTGGTTAAAGTTCCTATTATGTACTTCTTCATTACCAAATAGTACCATGGTCCTTTCTTTCCACTTCTTTAACCATAAGCTAATCCAAACGTCTACTTCTTCTTTAGCATCACTATACTTATTTACCCACCAGATAAAAGCTTCTTTAATATCATCACTAGTTACTTCTACATCAGAATGAATATTCCATTTAACCTTAAGATAATTATAAAAGTCCTCTATAGCTATATGGTACAGTTTAGAATCTAGACCATTAGGACTAAATTCTGGTAGTAAGTCCTTTAATCTAGTCATGATCATTGTACTTATTATATAGCTATCACTTAACATAGTTATTACCTTTTATTATTGTCCATAAATAGTGAAGTTAGTCTTTGATAATGGTTCCCTGTAGAATCCTCTACAACATTATGAAAACTAACTAATCATTTCTACTGGACTAATATTACTAGGATTATTATATAAATATCTTAGACATAATAGGGCTTTCTTTCTGGCCCATCTAATTCTTAACCGTTCCCTACATTTCTTTTTATATTTTTCTGCAAAAATTAGATCATTCTGACATCGCCTTTTTATATAATTCAATGAATATAAATTCATTTTCTTTCTAAAAGTATCATCAGTTAATCTCCTATTTCTAATATAAGTATAGTGCTTCCATTCTGGATCTGTCTTTAACTTCTTAGTTTGCCATTTACTAGTACTTACACTAATTTTCTTTTTCTGTTCAAATGTTAATTCTGAATATGGTTTATGCCTACCAATAGCATGAGGAATAATTCCCTTCTTAGTTTTTCTGCATTCTGAACAGATACACATATGGCTTTTCATTAATCTTATAAACCATCTTCCACATAACTTACAACGTGGTTCGGGAATCTTATTATGAGATCGATTCTTTAATGTTGGACTAAACTTTCTTTCTTTCACGTTTTATTCTTTCCTAATCTATATAGGTAGCTTACTTTATTTAAACCTTTCCTTTAATCTGTAGAACATGTATACACTTCCTAAACTCTATCAAATTCTATTAGCGGTTGGTAACTATTCCAACCACATATATTATCTAAAGCTGTAGAAGTTATTTCATCTAGAATATCTAATAATACTAAATGTACTACCTCATGACTAAGTATCTCACCCATTAGTTCCTGTGTTAACCTTCTCCAATTCTTAGTCCCGAAGCTGAACCTTTCCTTAAGTATTATTTCTCTACTAGTTAGACTAACCATTGTACCCTTTACACATGCTTCTGATTTCTGTTTAGCCAATCTAACAGTGTACTTCATTTTATAATCCTCTCTAAGCTATAATGTAATAGTGTATGAACTATAATACAAATAGGAGTAGTGAATATAGGAATAACAAAGGAACCGGTAGCTGCATAGACTATAGCATATTCAGAAAATACTGACAGTATCCTATAGATTATTACCCTCTTAAGTTTATTGCTTATCAAAGCCAGTCCTACCCATCGCTGTAGAGCTCTTCCTTTCATTATAAGCCGTACCCACTTCACCATCAACCTTAAAGAACATCATCTGAAATATATCCTTATAGTTAAAGGTCTCATTCAAATGATATACTATAAAGGTAAGTTTACCACTGAACCCCGGATCTACTAATGGACTAAAAGAAGCATATACTTCATCTTGTATTACTGCTCTAGACCTTAAGCCTACTATACCAGCTACATTTCTAGGTAAAATGAAATGCTCCATAGATACTAACCTAGCTATATCATGCTTCCAGTCTTGTATAGTAGTTTCTATATCGTAGCTTACTGGTCCTAGATTCTTTCTTTGGAAGGGACATATTAAAGGCCTACCGGCTATAGCAAGTTCTCTAGCTAACTTCTCTATTTCAATATCACTTAACATTCCTTTTATTCTCCAGAAAACTACTATTATCAGTAACCGATACAACAGCTTTAGTTAGTAAGAACTTCTCAAATTCCGGTGTAATCCATTTAAATTCACAATTACAACATTCAAAATACTCCACATCTGGTTTAAATGGATTCTTAGAATCAAATAGATCATTTCTATAAGTTTCAGAATGGGCAGTACATCTACATCTAGGACAAGGGTTCGGATCTGGTTTCTGGTGATCTACACAATACTGACATCTATAATGCCAAATACCATGACTATCTTCATGTCCTTCTAAAGTATTTTGATCACATGCATAACATCTTCCACCAGAAGAACTTAACCTAGACCGCTTTGGAATCTTTATATTATTAGGCATAGGTTCATGTAATTTCCTAGCCTTCTCTATACCCATAGCCTTTGTATATAATCTACTTTCGTCAGTCATGGTCTCCACCGCTGTTCATATATCCTTCCTAAGTCAGTTATATTACTTCGTACATATTCATAAGAAGCTTCTTTACTTAGTACATTCTTTTTAAGCCTTAAGTTGTAAGCCATTATCATAGTCATTAGATTCTCATAGAAGTAGTTATAAGCGTAATGTTTACCTTCTGGTATTCTAAAAGCTACAGATTCAAAGTTTCTCTTTCTACAGTTAGCCTCCCATAATGCTAAAGTATCTAGTGTACAGTCAAATTGCCACTTAGGCATTCTAGCATCATATATTATAGTAGCATCATAAATATTATGGTTATAGTCCTCTTCCACTACCTTTCTAGCCTTATCCCAATCCCTTTCGTAAAGATGTAAACTACCGTCTATATGAATATATCTTCCTAACTGCACACCTAACCAACCGGCCATTATTTCTTGGAACCATTGGAATTCTCCAGTATCATATATTAAGCCTAACCAAGCATCTTGACTTCTCATGGTTACTATCATGTCTAATAGATTATTCCTTAGTAAGAATTGGAAGCTTAAAGTACATGGATAGTCTTTAGTTGGTAAAGTATGAAGTAAAGGATTATTAATAATTACTATAGCTTGTCTAGTATCTGGATCATGAATAAGCCTATCATAACATTGTTCTAACTGCTTACCTATAGCCGGTCCATAAGCTCCATCTAGTACACCGGTCTTTTCATTAACAAAGTTAGCCATTCCCGGTACATAATGTACTAGTCTAGCCGGTGCTGCTTCTCCCTTTAGTATCCACATGCCTTCTATGTAAGTAAATATCGGTACTTCTTTACGGTTAGGATGTCCAAATAGTCTTTGTCTAGGATCAATAGACTCTATACATACCGGACTAAGTTCTCTAGTCTTTAAGCCCCTTGGACCAACTTCTTTACCTTCATCTAGAATCTTCTTTAGTATCTGTGTATATAGGTTTGGTATAGTACCATTCTCAAAGGTGATCAAGTTCAAAATCTCCTATAGCGTTCAATATTTCTGAACATATATATTCTGGTGTATTCTTACTCATGTCAGTATGATAGACTAGGACTTCTAACTTTGTTTTAGTATAAGCCACTAAATATCTTGCTACTATAGCAATATATTCTCCTAGTCCTTTTAGATATTCCCCAACTCTATTAGCAGTCCTATTGTAAGCTTCTTTAGGTTCTACAACAGTTAGTATAACTAATAGGACGTTTTCTCTACCTATCTCAGATATTAGCCTATCTTCTATAGTAAAGATTTCTTCAGCTAACCATATTGGATAGTCTCTTTTAACTATTCCATAAGCATATTCTCCTAGATGGAACCGGTCGCATATTATAATAGCTCTAGGATTCTTAGTTAGTATTTCCTTGAATATCTTTATACTAGCCTCATACTGGCCATAAGCTTCAGCTGCCTTCTGGAACATATCCAGTCCATGAGTAGGATATGAATAGTTTATTATGTGGGCCCGGTCTCCAAAATACTGCTTAAGTTTCTCTATTAAGGTAGTCTTTCCACTTCCATCAATACCCTCAATAATAATTAATTTACCCATTCTGTTTTTCTCTCCAATACTTTTCTATAGGTATAAGTTTATTCATATCTACCACATTCTTATTTCATAATCCTCTAGAATCTTAGCTAGTAAAACTATTACATCTTCCGGTGTCAGATTACCTACATGACTCATAGAGACCTTCATCCTCTTTAGTATTTCTTCCGCATTCTTATCCAACATATTCATCTATCCTCTTTTTCATTAGTCTAAAGAAGGCTAAGTATTGAAGGGTTGCTTGGAACCCAAAACGTAGAACGTATGCGGGATGGTATAATACCTTAACCAAGCACCCTTCCCACTTATAATCTATATACACCGCCCTATTTAAAGGTTCTGTTATTCCAAACCAATTAGCTGCCGTCCTACCTAGACATACTATTACTTTAGGATTAACTAAGTTAATTTCTTCTCTTAGAAACTGCTTACAAGCAAGTATTTCACTATCTTCTGGCTTTCTATTATCTGGTGGATTACATTTAACAGTATTAGTAATATATACATCATCATATCCATTAGGCCAGTTAGTGTATACACATTCTAAGAGTAAATCACTGGACCTATTACCTACAAAGGGTAGGCCTCTTAGTTCTGGATTCTCTACCTTTCCCGGTGCTTCACCTATGAACATTACCTTAGCATTTAGATTACCTAAACCCGGACACCGGTGTTGGCCTAAACCACAAAGTTTGCATCTTTTGCACTTACTTACTCTATCAATATAGTCTATAAACTTAGTATCTTTATTCATCTAAGCACCCAAGATTAACTTATAGAATACTACCACCCATATACAGAATACTATGGACATAACTATTATAGTAATGGTTGGTGGTATTTTATTGTATGAAATAATCATTCTCTCCTTTTATTATATCTTTTAGAAACTCCCCACTTATGCCTATATTCCCTTTTTAAATCCATTAGGACTTTATGCCAACACTTACGGCACCATCTCTTTCTATACTTAGATAGAAACTTTCCACATTTTTCACATTTAAGTTGTATCCAAGAGGTTAGCCTACCATGTGTATATAATCTAGTTCTATTATAGCTTATGGTTCCACCTTCCTTTTTCTTACTTCTAGTCTAAAGTGCGGATCTTCCTTCATATACTGTTCATAGTGGACATTATTAGTAGAATAGTACCAGTCATCATAAGCCTTAGAACAGTCATTACATTCAGCGGCATGCCATAGCATACTTAAGACTTCCTTTGTACTATGTTTACCACTAGGACTTCCTTTCATTCCCTTTAGCCAATCTAGAAACTTAGTGCATTTTACTTTTCTTTCCATTTATCTTCTACTCCTTCTAGATAAGTACAATGCTGACACTTTTTACCTTTAAGTACAGAATATACCCCAGTATTTTGTTTATCACATTCTTCTATACTAGAATGTGGACAACCTATAGATTCAGAATGCAATAAGCATCTTACTACAAATGTACTTTCCCAATCATCACCTTGCATATGTGCAAATAGTTCTCTAAATCTATAATCATCTTTTCCATACTTAGCTTCAAAATACTTTAAAGCATAACTAGCAGCTTCTAAATAAAGACTCTGTTCTACTGAACCATATTCATAGACTTCAACAATTGCATAAGCTTCATTTATAGACTTGAATTTCATCTTTTACACACCCATAGTATATTTCTACTTTGATAGGGATGTTGTGAAGCAAAGACTACACTTAGAACCTCTGGAGCAAACCATGGTTTAAGGTTATCATATACTTCCCTTTCTGCCTCTGTTAATACTGGTTCTATATCCTTCTGGCTAGCAAATGTACCTATCATCTTCTCTATAATAAAGAACTTTTTAAGGTAAAGTTCTAATTCTATATCAGTATATTCATGTATATGGTTCTTAGCACTTCCAACTTTAGAATCATAGTTAGGTGTAGATAAGAATAATAGGCCACCCGGTTTAAGTACCCTTCTTATCTGGTTTAGTACATGGCTAATATACTTCTCTTCAAAGTGTTCTACTACTTCTAAGCAGACAGCAATATCATATTGAGGATACGCGGCAATACAAGGAATATCTTTATTCGGATCTTGAAGAATAGTTAACATACGAATGGACGGTAAAGTATCAACTCTAATATCGCATTGATGTCCTATTACAGTAAAGTTAGTTTTAAACTCCATCATCTGTTCTATCATATTCTTCCTTATGTCTACTCCTACATATAGGTTAGGCTTAAGCTTATTAGAATATAGGGACTTTAGTAAAGGAAAAGAACCACAGCCTACATCTATAATAGACATTCCTATCTTTATATGTCTTAGTACATATTGCCATCTTAGACAGTGGGCAATATAATCCCTGTGTATCTGGTTTCTAGCCCAGCCTTGATAGGCTACCTTAGCAGCACATTCAGTAGTATTTATTGGTCCTAACCCTTTATCCATATGTTTGGCACTTCACTGCCCTTTTTAATAGGTCTATCTTCTCTAGCCGGTATATTTCGTATTCTCGTAATTTCAATATGTCTTTCTTCTTCAGTAAGCTTAATCTTCTTACCATTAAAGTAGACAGCTTCTGCATCATGCTTCTCTCTAGCCTTAGCACTAAAGTCATACTCCATTAGTAGCCTACTCTTTAAGGCGGCTTCTAATGCTTCTTTACTTATGAAATTATGGTCTCCTATTCTTATCATCTTACATATACATCCGTTTGTTTTTGTTTAGTTACCTCTTTTTTATTAAAGTTAGCTAGTTCTTCTTCATTCTGAAATATCTTAATCTGACCACTTAACCACAGTTCTATAGCATGTTCTTTCTTCTCATGTTCACCTAGACTATATTCATTAAGAGATACAATTAATGAATAGCTTATGGTAAGCCTTAAAGCTACCATTTCTACATGCTTAGTAGTTCCATCCATAGTCCTAAAGTGCATTTACTTATGCTCCTTCATTTCTATTTCCTTTTCTTCTAGGGCCCACTCAATAAGAGTAGTTAGGTCTATTAAAGATTCCGGTGTAATGCAGTGTTTAAGGAAGTATTCATGTACATTAGCCTTTAGTTCTTTAGACCATTTATTAGTCATCTAGGCCCTCCCTTAGTCTCGGATCTTCTCTAAACCTTTCTAGTAAAGCTTCTCTAATCTTCTGGATGTCCTTTTCTTTAGCACCTATCCGCTTCTCTATAAGGTCATATCCATTAGGATTATAGTTCTCTTCATTATGGATAGGTTCAAACTTAGTATCTAGGATAGGTTCTGGTCCTTCATAGCCTTCCTTAGCACTAACTAAAGCCTCTTCAAACTCATCTAGGTTCCAGTTGGTTTCTATTTCAAACTGCTTCTTTATCTTATGTGCTATTGCTGCTAAGTCGTAACTAGCCCTCTTAGGGTCCTCTTCAAACTGCTTCCATATATGGTACTTTATTTCTTTAGCACCAATCTCATCTAGAGCTCTTTCATAGGCCGGTAGCATATCCTCATAGATGTCCTTCTTAAGCTGCTCCTTTAGTTCTGTAAGCCAATGGTAGTAATCCCAAAAGAACTTAGGATAGGCTATTTTCTCATCTATCTCTCTCTTTAGTTCTTCCCTAGCAGCTTCATCAAATTCTGCCTTAAGCTTCTTATCATCCGGCATTGGCGGCTTAACCGGTATTCCAAATAGTCTCATATATTCTACTAGATAAATACCTAAGCCTATAGGTTCACCTTTATTATTCTCAAACCCGGCTGATAGGCTTTCTAGTTCATAAGTCTTATCTCTACCCCAAGCATCATAGTCCAATTGGTTTAGTAAGCCATGGCTCATTAGAAAGTTTATTCTTTGCTGTACAAAGGGATTCTGTAGTGGCCTCTTTTGTTCTACATCATTAGCTAGTCCTAAGTTCTCTCCAATACTAGGATAGAATCCAGCTAGATATATCTTAGGATATTTCTTTGGTGGGAACTTATAAGCTAGGTGTCTACTTGCTTCCGTTCCAGCTTGAATAGTCCTTAGCATGTCTACTCCATAGGCATCTGCATCTGCTAGGAAGATCATATTTTTCTGGTCCTTAAACCTACTAGCCAGTTCCCATATTGCTCTGCTAAAGTTACCTCCCACAGTAACTATTATGCTATTAGTAAATTCTGATAGGCCAAGCTCTACAATTCTGTTAGCCGCTGCATTCTTCTCTACTACTATGATGTTCTCACAAGCTCCACATTGCCATTCTTCCTCTTTCTCCGGCTTCATAATAGTTCTAGCTACTACTTCAGTAAAGGCTATTTTTCTTTCCTTATGTCCAAATACCGGTGAATGGAAGTAATATAAGAATCCTTTACTTAAGTTCCCTATAGTGAAGGTATCCCGGTTAATATCACATAGTATTTCTAGGTCATTAATCGCTCCTAGTACATTAGGATAGATGTTATCTGGATTAGCTGTATTAAAAGGCTTAACTAGTTCTGGTGTAGTCCTTACTGTGTAGTAAAATTCTCTAAGTTCTCTTGGTGCCTTACCGCTTAGTATAGCCGCTGATATAGCCCTCTGAACCATTAAGGCCTCATACTTGATCTTAGCTTCTTTTTCTAGTAGAACAAAGCCAGTATCATCACTATAGAATTCTACATCTTTACCATTTACCTTTTGAGTCTCAGCTAGTTTTTTACTAATGAATTCTTTTCTTTTATCAGTATTCTTTATTTCAAATATCTTTACCATATTTATTCCTTCTTATTTCTTTCCATATCTTAGATAACGATAAACCTATTAGAACCTCTAAGCTTTCTAACCCAACTGTAATACCTACCATTTCATAGATACTAAGTGAAGGTAAGCCTAAAGCAGTTAAGCTCACCATAGTACCAACTGATGTTTGAGAGACTATAATCCCTACTATTAGTCTATTCATGTTTATTCTTCCCATGACTAAATTCTATATTATGGTGCCTCATTACCGGAATACTACTATATTCTTTCCTAAGCCTTCTTAGGTTTAGTTTACCCATTCTTCTTATCTCCTAGCCTAAGATTCTTAGGTACATCTGGAAAACCAAAGTTAGATACTAGGTCAGTCTGCTTTATCTTTCTTTGTGTATCCTTATGGCAGTCCTTACAGACTATTCTAGTATTATGGACCTTATCCTTATACACATATACTGGCTTAATCCCTACTACTAAGCAAACTTCACACCGTTCTCTAAATCCAGTATCTTCTTTTACTTCATGATTAAAGAACCAATCTTTAGGTACTTTCATTTAGTTCTCCTCTAGCATTCCATTCATTATATCACATAGTAACTGGTCCGGCTTAAGTCTATCTTTGTACTCCTTTATTCCTAGTATAAAGCTTCTAACTTCTATTAGCTTCAAGTATATGTCAGTCCGGCTTTCTCTTATACTATAGTCGGCCGCTTCATTAAGTAACTCATGGAGCTCTACTACTTCAGCTACATCACAGCCAGCACACGCTTCTCTAGCTTTACCTATTAACCTATATAGTTCAGTATTCAACTTAAGCACCTTCCAATGGTAATGGATTATGGCATCTAGGACAGCTTATAGGCTTTCCAATAGTTATGAAGGTAAGGCCACAGCCCTTATAGAATACTTCCTTCTGACCGGTTGGACCTTCTTCATTCATTACTATTTCTATTTCTGAATGGTCTAAGCAACTAAACAGTTTTTGTTTTAGGCCATCAAATCCTTTAGTTCTTAACTGTACAAATTTTTGTTCTTTATTCATTCTCAACACTTCCTTAGTAGTTCTCTTATTATTGGCTTTACTATACCCACTTCTAGCTTATTAGGCTTTCCATTTTTAAAGAACTTAAAGTTTACTTTTATTTCAGCTGCTCCAAATACTTCCTTAAGTTCTTGGGCTAAAGTCTTTAATCTAGGTTCTTCTTTCATTTCATCTTCACCATCAGTTTTACCCTTTCTATTATTAGCTTAACAAGACTAGAAACTTTGGTATTTCGGTCTAATCTAGTTCTAACTACTAGGTATGTCTTTAAGCTTAGGTATCCTTTAGTAAACATCCGGTCTATCCCTCTAAGGTATTCTTTCTTCATCCACATAGTAGCATATTGTCTATTAACTTCTACATAAGCTTCTCTTAGGTCCTCTAGGTCATAGTAATAGTGGGCCATTCTTATTCTCTCCAGTCCTTCTTAGGTTTGTAGCTAACCGGTGCTTTGAAGGCATTATCAAGTAAGGCATCTACTATAGTCTGGAAGTCCTTTGAATTTAGTCTATCCCTAGTCTTTTTCATTTCTTATTCACCTACTACTATTAATCCAGTTCTGCCTATAAAGGTTTCTATTTATCTGTTCTACATCTATACAGCGCCATGGTACAACTGTATGTATACCAAGCACCATTTCCTTTATAGCTTCTTGGCAAGTGATAGCTAAGGTCTCATCCATCCAAGCTCTATCAACCTTACTTTTAACTAGCTTCTGATAGTACCGGTACTTTTCTTCAATACTTTCTTTTCCTTTATCTAGGTAAGTTAAGGCCGATGTTGCTATTGAATTACTCCGGTTTATTCCAGCAGCACACTTCACACAGACTTTAGCTCCCTTTTCTAGTAAGTAAACTACTTCTTCAATCTTGTCTCTGACCGGCTGTATAAAGATTTCATTATCTTCAATGCCTTGCCATACTTCCACTACTTCCCATCCGGCATCAACCTTATCATGCCAACCACCTGTGGCTAAGTTACTAGTAATCTTATTCATTCCATATTTGAAGAACTTTACCTTAGTACCGGCTATTGGCATCCAGAAGCCGGTTTCTTTAGTATTACCTATAGAATCCATATAAGCTAGTACATCCAATTCTATATGTGGATAAGCTTTATAGAGTGGCCTAAGATCATATACTTCAGTCTTTCCTTCTGCTAGGTTAGGAAGATATTTCTTAAAGTTTATTTTCTTTATCATTCTAGCTTCCTTCTCTTTAGCCTTCTTAAGTGCTTTAAGTAGGCGCTTATTCTTAGTTCTGGTTTTCATCTTATTCTACCTTCACTTTTCTGTTTATCATAAATTCAGTACATTCTACACATAGGCTTAGTTTCTTTAAGCCTTCTGGAACATCCTTCCAATCTTTACTCCACCAGCCAATATAAATAGTATTACATAGATCACATATTGGCGGTAATAAATAACCTTCCTTAGTAAGAAGGCCTTTATACTTTTCTAAGTTTTCCATTCTACTTCACCAATATCCATTCTTTTGAATTACCATATCCATAGTCTCTTATTACCATCCTTTCTCCATACATTCCAACATTACTATGACCAAAATCTTTATAGTAGATATTGTTTCTCATTAGTTTGCCTTCAAAGCCAGCATAGTCATCCCATGCTACATCTGGACAATAAGGCATTACTAGCCAAGAATAATCTTCAGCATAAGCTAGTATAGGAAGTAAATACTTCTTAGCTTTAGAAGGACAACTTAGCCAGTTTTCTACTTCTTGCTGATTCTGGTTAAAGTCGTTATCTTCTTCATTTACTTCTAATTTCACTACTATAGACTTATTTTTAGAAGCAAAGACATGCCTAGATAGGCCCATATCAATAAAGTCAAATCCATTAGCTTCTAGAATCTTAGCTAATTCTTCAGCCTTATCTACCCTACTTTTACAGCTATGAATTTCTGTAGTATTCTGGTTTAGTAGGCCTACTATATTCTTTACTTCCTTATTCATCTTGATCTAGACTCCTAAAGCTTCAGCTATTTCTATTTCAGTATATCCTTGATTCTTCATTAGGATAACTAAGAAATACTTAGCTTGACTTAAATCTTCTAAGTTCTCCATTTTATTAGTCTCCTAGACTCCTTACATTCTCATAAGCTAGGTCCAACCAAGCTTGGATTTCTCCTAAGATTCTATAGGCTACTTCTTTTATAGTTTTCATTTTCTTTCCACCTCTTAGTTTATTAATCTTCTTCCTTATTGAAGTATATTGGGTAGCCGTAATCTATAACGACATCCCTTCCTTTATACATTCCCACATTAGCAGAATAAAGGTCAGCCATATTTATTCCTAATTCAGCAAACTTAGTTCTTAGCCTATCTACTACTTCACTACAGTTTATTCCATCATTACTTGTCTCTGCTTTAGGCATTACTATCCAAAGATAGTCAGTTTTATCATAAGCTAGTATAGGTAAGAAACATTCTCTTATAGATTCTGACTGCTTCTGGATTACTTTAAAATGCTTTACTTCTTTACTATTCTGACCTCTATCCATTTCTCCATCACTCTGATTCCTTCCAGACTTATCTATCTTTATAACATAGTTTCCAGCTATCTCAAAAACCATTCTATCTAGTCCATTATCTAAGTGCTTAGCAGCTAAGAAGCTTAGTTCAGCTTCTATTTCATTCTCAACATGCCAAAGCTTTCCTTCTTCCCTAGAAGCCAACTTAGTTAGTATTCTATTAATCTTCTTAGAATCTTCTGGACCTATAGGCGACTTCTTCTTTTCCTTAAGCTTTCTTCTATAGGCCTTATAGCAAGTCTTACATCCTTCCCAATAAGGCTTAACTTCTCCTTCCTTAATGAAGTATTCTGATCTTGGTAGGTTAGAATGGCATAATGGACATTGGATATTTTCCTTAGCTTCTACTACTATCCTTAAAGAATCTTCTAAACCAAAGAGTTCTTTTAGGCTAAGCATCTTAAATCACAGTACATCTACCATCACTATTCTATTTAAGCCTTCCTTTTAACTTGTACTACTAGAATACAATTCC